AGTTCCTGTGCCAGTTACAATAATATCTGGAGTTGAATAGTATTCAGTTCCACCATATTGAACAAAAACATCTTGTATTGATCCATTAATAATGTTTGCTTTAAGTTGAGCATCTTTACCATTTTTAATGGAAATAGATGGTTTTTTATGGTAGTTTAAAATTGTAGATCCATAGTCAGATCCTTTCTCATAAACATAAACATCTACAATTTCTCCACGTATAGTTGGAGTTGCATCAATAACACCTGTAATTTGAGTGCTACCAAAACCAACTGCAGAATATTCTACTTTTAAATAAATATCTGGATAATTGAAAACGTGATAACCAGAACCTGTAGATCCTAAACTAATATAATTTTTTCTTAAATAATTTGTTCTTACTGTTCCTCCAATGCCAGCATTAGATAATTTAAAAGTATCATTATCAACCTTAAGAACATAGTATTGATTTGTTGTAGTCAATCCTGATATTAAATTACCTGTACTTGAATATACAATTAATTCACCATCTTTAAAACCGTGATTTGAAAATGAGATTGTATGATTGATTGTAGAAATTCCAGTTGGAACAACTCTTAATTTTCTATTTGTATATCCACTTCCTTGATTTATGATCTTAATTTCAGATAGAGTATTTTTTGGTTCTGTAGCAAACTTATGAATACCACTTGTACCAATTGTTGTAAATCCTACAGTATTAATTCCAGATTTAAAATCCTCAAATGACTCATAAAGTTGAATTGTATTATTACTGATAAATTTGCTATAATATAATGACTCATTTTTAAGTGTCCTTCCAGTATTAGCATCTGATCCATAATAAGTGCCAATACCCAATGGAGAATTTCCACCCTGTCTATAAAGAATAGGTTGACCATCATATAAATTATGATCACTAAGAAATGTAATAGTTTCAAAAGTTGTACTTATTCCACCACCATTTGATATTTCTCTTGCATCAAATGCAATCTCTCTTCTTTTTCTTTCTACAATTGGTTCAAAAGTAGCATCTGTCCCATTTCCACCGGTTAAAGCAACTGAAACAATAACGTCAATATCAAAATCTTGAGGATCAACATAAATTTTTTCTACTGAACCACTAATGACTGGTTGAACAAGAGCAGATCCAGAGGACAGTGATAGTAATGGGGGGTTAATAACATCATAACCAGTTCCCCCACTTAGTACATTTACAGACTCTAGGGGTCCATAGTAAATTTTTTTATCAGATTTATAATTAAAAATTTCAACTCCATTAACTAAAATTCCAACTGCTCCAGGAAGTGTTAAATCAGATTTACCATCACCAATATTATTGGAAATAGGAAATTTTCTAAGTATTTTTTGTGGTGATAAAACTTTTTGTTTTTGAGAATCTAAAATAAAATTATGTGTACCATCCGTTAAAGTGCCAAAAGACACATAGTTTTCAGTTCCAACTAAACTCTTAGAAAGATATAGTTTAATTTGTTGATTATTTGTTCCTGAAACAACTTCGACATAATATAATCCTTCACTCAATCCTGAGATTGGGGTATCTGAAGCAGTATAGTATATTTCACTACCTGTCAAAAAAGAAACTCTTTCTGAAAAAGTAATGGTTGAATATAATTGTGTGATTGAGTTTTTTCCACTAACTCCAGAAGCATTATAAGAAAAGAGTGAATTTGAAATTTGATATGATGGCAATGAGTTTGAGGCAACATACATGTGCTCATTATTTTCATCATAAACATTTTGAACGTCTGAAGTTGTAGGATTATATTCAAATTCTACATTAGAAGCATTAGCATTTTTAATCTTTCTTCTAATATCATATTTTAAATCTGGTAAAAGACTAAAACCCTCTGCAATTGTTATTTGATTTTCAAAAATTGAAGTTATTTCTAAATTAGAATTTATTATAGTTTGGGAATCACGAGTTAAAATGTCAATATAATCACCGACTTTAAGACTAGATTTATCAATATTACTTTTTAGAGTAATTTGTGGAGTTGAAAAAGAATCAATTTGATATCTTGAGCTGGTATTGTAAATCCAACTATTTGCAAAAATTTCTTTATAAGTTTTTTGAATTGGTAATTGTGGATTTTTTATAATTGTTCCAATATTTTTAACTTTTATTTGTTCACCTATGGAAATTGAAGAATTTGTAGTGATTGGTTTATAATTTGATATAACTCCAGTAATTCTAATTTCGACTTTTTTAGATTTATCTCCTTCAGCATACCCATAATATGTTTCATCTGAATAAATGGTAGAAGCAGTTGCAATACCAGATGTAACTCCGGAACATCCAAAAAATTGGTTAATACTTTTATCAATATATGTAATTTTATTATTTCCAGAATAAATTGTTCCAGATTGTGGAAATCCTAATGTTGAATCTACAGTAATGACTGAATCACCTTCACTTACATAATTTAAATTTTTTGTGTTCCCTGTAATATTGAAAGTTCCTGTTATTGTTGGGAATGCATCATCATAACCAATAAAAAGTAAAAGTTTGTAATATGTTTTATTTTTTCTTCGAATTATCTCAACTTCTGATACCGAAGCTGATGTTGTAATATCATTGTTTTTAAATATTGTTTGACCTTTTAATTGTAAAGGATCTCCTGAAATTACATCAGCAATAACAACCGCTCTCCTTACATAAGTTGATGATGATGGTTTTAACAAAAATTGTTCAAGATCAATTACCTTTGGAGTTTCACCAAATAAAACATTAAAAAGAATTTTAAATGATTCTTCAGTCCCTTTAGATTCATAAAGAGTTCTTGCTTCTTTAATGAAATTGCCAACATTCAAATCTGAAACAAAATCTTTGTTTTCTAGATCTGGAGTTAAAGAATATTTAATTTTTTTATAAAATTCTTTTAAAAATAAAGAGCTTAAATTTTGTACGGTCGATAATCCTACATGTGATGCTGAGTTTGATGTAGAAAATACCAGTTCTTCAGATTGGAGATCATGATGATAATTTGTAATTCCAGAAAAACCACGAACACAACCGGTGAAGGTATTTGTAGTTAATCCAGTATATGTAATAATTTCATCATCAATTTTTAAAAGACCATAATTTTGAGGAAATCCTTTGGTTGTTGAAACTTCAATAGTAGTTGTGGACGAAGAAATATCAGTAGAAAGAGTTGTAAATCCAACTATTACTTCCGGAGTTAAGTTATCAAGTTTTAAATATTGATCTAGATTTTCAGCAATGTCAACTGTTGCTCCTTGATTTTCTAGAGAAATATAATATTGCTTCAGAAAGTCTACAACTTTTGGACTCTCATCTAAAATAAATTCAGGAAGTTGACTATCAATTATTTGTTGTACTTTTATCCTAGAGTCAAAACCTGTTTGTATCATATTATGACCTCGTTAAATCCCCGTTCGAATAGCTTGATCTATAGTAGTCGTTTGTAGAAAAGACGACTCCAGATACATCATCACCAGAAGCAATGACATCCTTAACCATATTTATTTTACTTTTAGAAATGCTAAAAGATAAGTATAAATCTTTTAATCCTACAATATCATTTGACTCTGGAAATGCTTGAATTTCAATAATATTTTGTTCTAAACTTGTAGATGCAACAGTTAAAGAACTCAATAAAATTTCTCCAGTTTCATAATTAACTGTTCCTGCAGATTGAACAATTACAGGAGTTTGGAATGTTTTGGTAGAACCTGCTCCGACTAAAACAGGTACATTTTTTACAATTGAAATTGTACCTTCAGTATAAGATCCATCAGAATTTTTAATTGGAGTATCTGTAAAATAAACAGTATCTGTTTCATTCAAAATATTAAATCCTGTTGACTTAATATTTTTTCCTGCTGGATTAACATGAAATTTATTTCCAAAACAAATTTCATACTGTGTAGGAGTGTTAATATTTACCTTTAAGTCTCTTCTTAGTATAACTTTTGTAATGTTTGAAGTCACTGCCTTATCTGTATTATCAATAACTTGTAAAACTTTACTATACTTAAATCTACCACCAAAAGCATTTAGATCAGGAGATTGTGCATAAGAATTTAAAGACTTGATGATATTTGTTTTTAAGTTTTCAACACTGTTTATTTGAGAATAATTATAATAAACTGTTGAATCTATTTCAACATAGAGTATCTTTAAATCTGTAATTTGAGGATTAATTCCTGCAACTGTATATTGTTTTAATTTATTTTTAATCTGTTGTTTATTAAAATCAGAAACAAAAGTTCCATTCTTTGGTTTGATACTAATAATCACTGTTCCATACTGTGGTGGTGATAATTCTTCCCCACCCACAACAGACACTGACTCAGTTTCTGGATATATTATTGATTTTATAATTGCCTCATAGTCTCTTGGCGTTACCGCTCTATATTGAGAAGAGTATAGTCTAGGAGCAAAATTACGAACCGAATCAATAGACTCTATCTCAGACCCATTTTGAGACGACTGAACAGTTGCAATTGATACAGCAGGACCATTAATAAGTTCAACTGCATCATTCTCATTTTTAAAAGTCCCTGCAAATGCAAAGGAACTTGCACCATTACCATCTTTCCCATCTGTTACAATATAGGTAACCGTGATGATTGCACCATTTTCAAGTTTTTTTCCAAATCTACCATCACCAAATAATAGTTCATACTTTTCATCTTTAACTTCTTGAATTAGGAAAATTTTTGAAGTTGAATCAA